CCCCATGTACCTTTTGACTTAGTAGCAAACGAGTTGACTCGAGCGAATGCCCATTGTTGTGGAGTAGTACCAGGACGGTGACCAGTTTTCCATGCAGCCATTCCACGGTCATATACCTTTTTAAGTATACCGTATGGCATGCCAGTTTTTTCTGCTTTCTTAACAAGACCTGCAATTTTCTTTTCTTCAATCTCGTCTTCACCAAACATTTGATCAAACTTTTTGGTATGCTTAGATTTTTTTGTCTTACCTGTAGCATCACCAGGAGCTGGCTTATATGCTGCAGGGTTATCATCATCCATATCAGTTTGCTTTTTAAATTGTGCTTTACGTTTATCAGCAGTAGATTTACTCATATTAGCATAGTAATCTTCTTCTAGTTTTTCAACAGAATCTAACCAACAACGTTTCTTTTTGCCATCTGTAAATTCGACTAATACATAATTAGAACCAGTCATTGTGATTGTACCAACATCATTTGATTCTTTTACGACAACAGTATCACCTTCACTAAAGAGATTACCATTGACATATTCTTCTCTTTTTTCTGATACTGTTTCTAGTTGGATATGTTTACGATGGTTATGAGATTCTTTAAGTCCCATACCTTTGCGGATAGCATTGAATAATTCTTTACCGTCTTTATATGATGATGGCATACCTTTACTGAATGAAGCAAAGTCATTAGCAGAGGCTGCAGCTCGCAACTTAGATGCGCTCATACCAGATACATCATCTGAATCAGGATCTCTAGCACCAGCACTTGTTACTTGCACTCCACCTTCAAACTGATAGAAACCATGACGACCCTTTTCGCCATTGTATTTGTTTAATAGCTTATCAAATTCAGCTAAGCGATCTTCACCAACAACCATATTGACCTTTGTAAAACCTTGATCATATAAACGAACAGCAATATCAAATACAGTACGAATATTTGAATCAGCCATTATGCTTCGAGCATACTTAGGAAACATCTTACGAAGGAATTTGATTTTATCTTTAAACTTAAGAGGATTCTTTTTGGGATCGTTGGATTGTGAAGCGTATATTCTAAATTGGCCTGAACCTGCTTTTTTCTTTAAAGCATCAAACACTTTCTCATGCCCATTTGTTGGCGGATTAAACCGTCCAAAGACAAATGTAATTTCATTCGTTTCTTCAGATAGATATTCACTAAAGCGTTTTGGATTATACGCCATTCTTTTTTATTCCTCGGTTCCCATCTAAAGGTTATTAACTCGGAGAGTCCCAACCTTTAATAATATCTTTGCTGAAATTGTTGTACGAAAATTCTAATCGATCAACTAATTTAACAGCTCCACCTTCCATACGATCTATAGCGACAAAGCCCTCAGGACTGGACACTTTAAATCCGGATTTAGTCTTAACAAACGTATTAATATTTGATAGACTGTTAAGTTTATTTATAATAATTAATTTTGCATCTACTATATTATTTTGCAAATCAAACACTTTTTTTAATGTTTTTTTGTTCTTTTTATCAAAGAACTTTAATAATTCATCTCTCTTATCAGTTTTCTTTTGTTTACCCTTATCTGATTTCATCTTATCGATTTCTTTCATATAGCGTTGGTTAACCCAATCAATAAGTTCTTTTGTATGAGCATCAGTATTCGTAATCCTTGTATTTGCTCTCACCTTTGTATTATTGAATACGTTGATCATAAGGTTTAATTCTTTATTCTGTTCAATCTCTTTAAGCACATTACCAGAGATTTCTTTAAATGTTTTTCCAGCCATTGCTAAATGCTTTGTGACTTCAGCAGTTTCTTTTGCAGTAAACGTAGCAGTACCTGATAGATCTGGTAGGTTAGCATCAACAGCCCATACTTTACTTGTTGGTTTAAGCTTTGTTGCAATCTCTCGACCAAACTCTGCTCTCATAGTTTCAAAGGTTGCACCTTCATATTTTGTATGCCATACAATACCAATCTCAGCTTTAGAGATTTCTTTTTCCATATCACTACCTTTTGGCACTGCATATACGATAGCATTTGGATGGAAGGTTGTATACTTTACACCATTAATAGTTTCTGAACCAAGGTCAGCTTTATCAAACATAAAGTCACCTTGAATAACACCTTTGATACCAACATCCTTTAGATTATCAAAGGCCATCTTTAACTTCTTTGAGAGGTCACCAGAAGTGTCTGCGTCAATATCAGCATGACTCTTATATATCATAGGGTTCTTATTGAATACACCCTTCTTAGCAACAAAGAACTCTCCAGTGCTTGGATCTTCTCCAGCAAATACTGCAGGAGCTCCGTCCCATTTAACTGTCACATCAGTAGAACTTTTAGCACTACCAGATAACATATCGCGTAAAGAACGTAATGCATTAATTGCTTGACGAGCTCCTTTGACACCACCATCAAGAACAAGGTCCTCAATATGGGTCATGTGCGTATTCTTACCTGCTGCTTCTGATAGATAACCTGTTAATGATTTCATTTAATTTCTATCCTTAAAGTATTATAACCTTTTATAAGACGATGGTATACGTTTGCTGGTATACAAATCTCTTGATTTAAATTTAATAGGAAAGGTAAACAATCTTCTATTTGTAATTGCCAACCTTCACCTTCGATTAGTTTTATTGTTCGATCTTCTTTATCACGATGCCACACATAATCCGTAGCAGGTCTTTTAATATCAAACGTTCTTATATTCCCATCATCAACGTATGGGTTACCAGAAATAACTTCCACCACCTTTCAATCCTAAGTCTTTTGCATACTTTGGTAAACGACATGCCCAATAGCCTGCTTTTGTTTTATCAGTTTTAGTATCACAGTTATGACGAGAAGCAAAGTTACGTGCAGCATCTCTATCATTAATCTTTGAAGTGAGTCCACCCTTCTCATCACCAAACTCAATCTTCTTAACGTTACCCGTTTTAGGGTTCTTTACATATACAACGTATTTCTTTTTACCAGAGCTACGTTTTGGTTTATTTAATTCAGGTTCAGCAGCTTCAATCATTGGACTTTCCAATGGAACTCTTACACCTTCATATAAACCAAAGTTACTCTTTTCATCATAGTACTCTAAGAACTTATCCATTATTCGTATACCTTTATATATGAGCTTGAATCTTCAGCCTTTGATCCAGCATAGTTAACTACCTTAGTAATAAATCGATTTGATTTAGGACCAGTGTTTTTAGACACTTCATAACATATAGTCATAACACCAAGCTTAGCAGAAATCCAGAATGCGTCTTTCTTTTTTAACTCAACTAAAAAATCATCGTAAGATGTATCATAAAAATGATTATACATTTTCCAAAACTTTTCAATTGATTTTTTATCACCTTTATCGATTTTTTTAGCAACACCGAATATATCAGATTTAAACTTAGGAGCAGGAGCACGACGAAATACTTGTTGCATTGCATCCATCATTACACCCCAACCAGCACCGCCACCTCTTGCAGTCTTACCTTTAAGTTCTGCTTTAACAGCTCCACCAGCACTATTATCCTTAAGACCTAGTTCACCTACGTCATATACAATTGTTCCACCTTTAGTAGACCAAAAATCTCCGCGTGCTTTACCTTGTAATAGAATTTGTTTTACTTTATGATCATCTACATCAGGTGGTCGTTCGACATTCATTTCGACAAACTTACCTTTTTTCTTAACCATCTTAAGTGATATACCAACTAAGCGACGATTAACAAAATGCTCTAGGATATCAAGGTTTAGTGTTTTAACGCTGTCCTCACCAATTTCTTTCTTGACATTAAAATCTTTTGCTACAGCCCAGATATCGCCAGGATTCCACTTATCATCTTTAAGATTAGGAAATCCACTATTTTTAAATGCAATTGATTTCTTGGCGTAAATAAGATTCATCACTTTATCGCCACGATGAAAAGTCATGCCTTTATTAACATAACCATTTTTAATAAGTAATATAGCTGATTGATATGAAGAGCTGATCCAAGTATCATTGACACTTAGTACTTCATCAAGGGATGCATCAACGAAAACCTTTTTATAAGCAGCTTTCATTATATCATCAGTAAAGAATTCTTCAGATTGCATACCATGATCTAGCATGGCTTGAATCATTACACACTGATGGGATTCAGTATTTTTTGTATTAGCGGTACCGCCACCAGCTCCACCCCCACCACCAAAGACCTTAGATTTTTTAAGATCAGAAGAAGTAATAAAGGTATCATTAGCACCCTTTAAAGGAATTGGTTTTTTCTTATCTGATTTATCTTTAAACCAAATGTCGATACCAGCAATAGCATGTTCAATATCTGTAACAACGAATGTTCCACCCTTAGCTAACTCTAATGGCTTTCCATCTTTTATAAGCCGAAGTAGAATTTCAACACGATTTTCTCCAGTAGAACTATTAGGTTTAGTTAACTCAGAAGGAGTAAGTTTAACTCCTTCATCCAAAGATTGAAAACTATTGAAATTGATCATGCGAACCTCGTAAAGTTAATTATAATAACTATTTATAAGGAGTAATTTCTCCATTTTCATCAACTTGTATGAGTTTTTGCTCTTCTAAAATGACAAGAGTTGCTTCAGAACCTTTTGTAAGACCTCGCATATAAGCTGTAATTGTTGAACCTGCTACACAAACCATAAGTATTACAAGAGTTACACCGTCCATTAATCATTTTCCTCTTTAGTATAGTAATAGTCCCAATCTCCAAACAATTCAGGAGCAAGCTCAGCAGCCTTTTCCATATAGTAACTACCTGGATAATGCTTCAAGCATCGACCTGCTTCTTTTCTTACTGCTGAAGGAACTCTTGGAGTTTTCTTTGGATCTAATAAGTCCAACAGAAACTGTCGAGTGTTATTTACAGCCCATCTTCGTTCATCCGGCATTGTCATTTTCTACCCACCATTCAATCTTATGCTTACTTCTTGTTTCAAAGTCTTCTATCAAATCTTCATATGAAACCAACTCACTCGATTCGTAATCATCGAGATAGTCAGAGAGTAAGTTCCAAGATTCAGTTTTCATAACAGGAACAGAATACTCAGCCTTACCACCCCAATGCTCACTCTCATCTAATCCATAGATGTCTATACGACCACATGAATATGACTCAGTGAAGTCTTTATATTCAACAGCAGGTAATGTTTTGCCGCTTGTCTTCTTTAACACATATGGAATGTTACGATCTTCGTACCATCGTGTTGCTATTGGGCCCATCCAATTAGTGCTATAATGGATCAATCCCAAAGCCCTTCATAGTATTTACCAAACAGAGTGAATCCGTTAGTGATTCTAGCTTGATACTCTTTCATACCTTCAGAGTCAAACTCGAATGTATCATTAGGGCCTTTCTTCATCTCATACCCAATGATCTCGCCTTTTGCTGATAGAACTGGCTCGCTATAGAAATCATGCTCTCCAGACTGAAATTGCTCTTGCCAATCATCGTCTTTTACTTTCGATTCAAATGCGAATATCATTTCAGCCATAACCCAATCCCATCGTTCATGAACCAAGTTGTCGTCTTTGTCAGTATCGCCTTGTAGATATTCAGGAACATCTTTAGCATCTACATGAGGTGATCCATGCTTAGTCTTTGCTAGTTGATATAGCATCGGCAAAGCAATCTGGGCGAGAGTGTAATCCATAGACCAAGTGTCCCACTTATCAATCTTAATTGAAGTGGGTTGCTCTGGAGTATATCCAAACAACTTATATAAGGTGTTATGATACCATCTATGGTTTGGGTACTGACCAATTTTTACTTTCATTCTAAGATATCCGCAATTCTGTTCGCTAATTGAATAAACCATTCTTTGTCGTGTCCACGAGTTGTCTCAGCGGCAGTACCAATTCGAATGCCACTTGTCTCAACGAATGATCTAGGATCATTTGGAACACCATTTTTATTTACAGTGATTCCATTCTCTTCTAGCAAATCAGCCGCTACACGACCACTATACTTACTTTCACTCAAATCCATTAAGATAATATGTGAGTCAGTTCCACCCGTTTGAACTGGTAATCCTCTTGCTTCGAATACTTCGCACATTGCTTTTGCGTTTTCTACTACATCAAATGCGTATCTTGAGAACTCTGCGTAACTTGCTTCGATGAAACATTGGGCTTTTGCCGCAATGATATGCATCAGAGGGCCACCTTGAGTGCCTGGAAATATAGCACTATTAATCCTGCGAGTATAGTCTCCATCGTTCCAGAGGATGATTCCACCACGAGGCCCTCGAAGAGTCTTGTGTGTAGTCGATGTAACAACATCAGCAAATGGCACTGGGTTTCCATAA